CGCCAAACCGCCGGTCTGCTTCAGATAAGTAATCTCCAAAAGCTCCTTTTGCTCCTTGAGCCACTGATTAACGGTATCTATCTCCACTCCAATATCCTGATAGCCTTGAGCGATTCGTTTCAGATGCTGCATATTCGCCCGATAGGCCGTCTCCGTCATCCTGCCCATCTCCCCCAACATGGAGCGGTATGCTTGTACCTGCTCGGCTGACATCCCCAAAGCATCATTCAAGGCACTGATAAGATCATTGTCCGTCCCCAGAGAATCCGCCAGCTTGTTAGCGGCGTTTACCTGAGCATTGAGAGCATCAGCAGTAGCCTGAGCCTCTTTGGAATTGTTATTTGCATCCACAAATTTCTTATGAACCTCTTCCAGGGCCGCGACCGTGGCGGATTCCATATCCTTCACTCTTTGCTCATAGAGTTGCCGATTGGATTCCAATTCCGCGTCGAAGCTGCGGACTCCCGCCCGTGCCGCCTTTCGCATTTCAATAGCGGCATTGGACAAGGAAGAGTATCCCAAATCAACTGGCATCCCCGCCTTGGCGGCCGCCGTTTCCAGCTTCCATGCCAGATCCGCAGCGTTCTGCAAAAGCCCGGCTCCAAAATTCAGGAACCACGCCTTAAACTTGACCCATCCAATCTTCAAATAAGTGATAAGCTGACCCATGCCAAACTTGATGGATTCCCAAGTCAGCATGAGAGCCCCCGCTACTTTCGTGGCCGCTGCCGCCACCGACTCAAACTCCTCATACAGGTAACGTCCCAACTTGTAGGACGCTACAGCGACGAAAACACCCGCCAAGGAGGTCTGAAGGAGATTTGTGGCCTTGACCGTGGTTAATATAGCCGTCCGCATAGTGCGGATGACTCGGATCAATGACGAGAATCCGATAGCAACAGGCCCCGCCAAAGCCGCAATCACCGACAAGTCTACAATCAACTTCTGAGTGGTTTCGTCCAGTCCGCGAAACCCTTCAACAAGAGGGACAATGAACTTGTCCGTGAGACTTAACAATCGCCCCGCCAGCAGATTGCCGATGCTCTCCGACGCCAATACGATGCGATTCCACAATGTTCGCAAACGACTTTCGCTGGTGGCATACCGCTTATTGGCTTCCTCCACCAGGGCATTGTTATCCTTCCAGGCCTTCGTCCCCATTTCGACGCTGCGACGGAGCAAATCCCCGGCCCCCGCCGCACTCAAAAGGGCTCTCGTGACCCGAACGTTATCCATACCAACCGCTTCCAGCACCTGCTGCACGTTGGCTCCCGCGGAATGCAACCGCCCCAAACCTTCGACGAAACTGATGAACGCCCCCGCCGCATCGTCACTGAAAGATCGGACAAATTCCTTCGTGGATTGCCCGGCCACAGCGGCAAATATCTTCAATTCGTCGCTGCCGGACTTTGCCGCGTTATACATATCCAGCAAAATGCGATTCAGGGCCGTGCCGCCTGCCTCCGCCTCCATGCCCACAGAGCTAAGGGCTCCCGACAAGCCCATAACTTGGGCTTCCGTCATTCCCACGATTCGTCCCGCTCCAGCCAAACGAAGGGACATCTCCACAATCTCCCTCTCAGTCGTGGCGAGATTGTTGCCCAAATCAACCACTACACTACCCAAGCGGTCCACTTCCTGCTGAGACGTTTGCATGATGTTGGTGAAGCGGGCGAGAGACATGGCGGCCTCCTGGGAGGACATATTGGTGGTAGCCCCCAAATCCGCCATAACCCGTGTGAATTTCAAGAGGTTGGGAAGTTGGATGCCCAATTGCCCTGCCGCTTCACCGATTCCATAGATTTCCTTGACGGAAAGCGGAACGGTCTTGGCCATGTCATCAAATCCGGCTTTCAATGCCGCGAATTGCTTCTCCGTCGCGTCCACCGTTTTGCGTACGCCCGCAAACGCACTCTCCAAGGACATGCTGGTCTTTAAGGCGGCGGCACCGAGAGCCATCAGCGGAGCCGACACCTTCATGGACGCTTTCCACCCGAAGGAGTTCAGCGACATCTCCATCCGCCGCATGGCGGCTTCGGCCTGCTTCATAGCCTCGTCCCGAAGCCGCAGATGCACGAATAGGTTGCCCAAATCCAGTCCAAAGGACATTGTCATTTCTCCTTACGCTTGCGCTTTAGTGCCGCAGAGTAAGCTCCAAAGAATCCATTCCAAAACGAATGAACCTTCTTGATGTGGTGGTCTTTACTCTCGGACGGATCTGGATTCTCCTGCGTGGGTGGTTTGCGGATCAGAAAAGCCGATAGCTGGACCGGATGGAATTTCTTCAGCCAGCAGGACCGCAGGTTATGGATTTCACAAGCTATCCGAGCCATGTAATAGTCCGTCCAATCCGGCTGTTTCTGCTCGTATCGGAGGAATCGTATCCATCGATGAAACTCCGATTCCGTGGTGTACGCCTGACACATCTGCAAGGGAAGATGAAGCCGGGAGGCAAGCTGCATCCAAGCACGCTCCCGGCCCGTCAGTTTCCCTCGGACTCTTCATCTTCGTCTTTATCTTTGTCTTTGAGTCCATTGATGTCCTGAGCTATTTCATACAGCTTTTTCTGGACTTCGTGGGGATACCGATCGATGTCCTTCACAGGCACACGTACTCCCTGCTCGTCGTAGAGGCAGAGTTTGAGCAGGGATGTATGAAGCCCTTTATATGACTTGATGGACTTGACGCGGGTTTTGCCCTTGTCATCCAGCTCCAGATCCACACGGGATCGGTTCTCCTCCAGAAACGACTCTATGTCATGCCCGGAAAGCTCCCGAATCGTGAAGGAGTGATCCTGCCCGTTATCGTCCTCCAAAACGACAGGAATCTGCTTGAGCCTGAGATTGAATCTGACTGGTTCCGTCTCCATCGCTTTACCCTTTCCAGTAGGTAACGTAGCTTCGCGTTTAAGGGGCCTAACGCCCCGTACAATCGATTTTCTCCCCGGAAGGGTACATCGGGATACCCTTCCGGGTTTTCGAGCCTATAAACGCCTTACGCGTACACCGGGCCAGTTTCCACGTCGCTGTCGTTGAGGTTCGTGACTTCCAGCGTGATCGTGGCGGTCGATTTGTCCTCGGATACGCTCAGCGGACCGGGTGCGAAATTGTCAATCTCACCCCAGAAGGTCCACGTGTGCCCGTCCGGCATCGTGATGACCATTTCCTGGTTGACACCCATGAGGGCGACCATATCCGTGAGGATAGCCGGATCGTACTGGATGGTCAGCGTGGCGGGCTCGATATTGATGAGATGCTTGCCCTTCTTGGTACGGTATCGCGTGTTCTGCATCGAAGTCACGTCATTCGCCCCGCCCATACTGAGGGTGAACGGAGTGATCTCCTCTTCCCGCAGGAAGGCTGTGACGCCGCTGTCGGCGTTGGCGAAGGTGATACGAGTCGAAAATCCGCTGTCTTGAAATCCCATGTTCGTTTCTCCTTTTACACTTGCTTGATCTTCATCAACAGGCTCAAAGTCAGGTGGTATCGCTTCTTGTCATCCACGGCGATGCGGACGATGTCCGACGCCTGATTGACATTTTGGATCATCCACATTTCCGTTCCCAAAACAATCGTCTCCCGGCTGATAGGGAGCAGGGCATTCAAAACAGCCTTCAGCTTGCTGTACCCGTCGCCCTCTTCCACGCTGCGGGTCCGCAACTGAATACCGTGGCTGGTTTGGCTTTCGCCGTGCATGTTCTTCGGCCGCACTATGCCCGGCGTGTCGAAAATCGCCGCGATATCATCATCCACGTGAGGAGTATCCGGAAGCCTGCCATTGTAGAGGGGCCAGTCGTCCTCAGATGGTGGATCGGCAAACAATCGGGAGACTTGGATAAGATGCCGGTGGAGGATGTCTGCCGGAGTCACTATTGTGATATCCTCAGCCGGAGGCGTGTACAAAAGCTCGTAGTAGTCCGTACCCGCCCGCGTGACTACCTTGACCCATATCGTGTACTGGACGAGGCGTGCGGGAGGCGTGAAAACGTAGGAGTAGATGCCTGTAAACGTCTTTACCAAAACCGTTCCCGCCGGAACAACGACGGCTCCGCTGGACGTTCTCTTGATGCCGTAAGATCCCGTCCGGTCAGACAAGACGCAACTTACGGCATCCGCCAGAATTCCGCCATCCCAAACTCTAAATGTTATCGTCGCCATCAGCCCGTTATCGTCGCCTCAAAGGCCA